AACAGATAAAACTACCGTAACGATTGGTTCTACTTCATTCAATTACTATCAGGTTCAATCTGGCATCGCAACTCTTACAGTTTCGAGCGCACCCATTACCCTTGATATTCTTTTAGTTGGTGGAGGTGGCGGTGGCGGTGCTTCTTACGGCGGAGGCGGCGGAGGAGGACTTGTAGTATGGGGAAGAGATATAGAACTACCAGCACCAGGCACCTATCCAATGGAAGTTGGAGAAGGGGGAGTTTGTGCTTCCCTTAGAGGTGGATATCCAACAGCAGATTATGAATGGGGTGGAACGCCGGGATATGCCACTACTTTTGCTGGCGGAACTGGTTATGCTCTAACCGCAACTGGTGGAGGTGGTGGAGCTGGAATGAGATGGGCACCTTATTGCACTAACAATGCACAAGGATATCCAGGTGCAAATGGCGGCGGTGGTGGTAGCAAACACCCAGCTTGCCCAACAGTTCCATATGTGGGAGGAACAGGTTCTAAACCACCCGATATTAGTGCAGATCCTACAAACATTTGGGGTTCAACATCAACCGTAACCTACTACGGTGGATATAATGGTGCAAATGGTGCAAGTGGTCCATGGGGTGAAGGTGGAGGCGGCAGCGGCGCCGGCGGTGCTGGTACTGCTGGTGATGTCTCAGGTCCAACATATTCTGACGGTGGTGTTGGTGTTCAAATTACTAGCATGGCACCAGACGGACAAACATATTATTGGGCTGGTGGCGGCGGCGGTGCCGGTGGCGGTAAATATTTTGCAGGTCAGACACGAGGAACTATTGGCGGACTAGGCGGTGGTGGTGGTGGATACAACTTCAATGGGTACTTTGGTGACAATGGCGGCGGCGCATTTAACTCCGTAGCAACATCGCCACTTGGTGACATAAATGGTTCTGGAATCAAGAACAGCGGCGGCGGCGGTGGTGGTGGTAGTAGCCCAAGAACTCCTGGTTTTGGAGATATGAGTGGAGGTCCTGGATACGTACTTCTTCGTGCTACAACCGCAAACGCTGGAATTACTACCGATATGACATTGGTTGGTGCCACAACAACCGCAACTTCCGTTCCAACAAAATCAAGCTTGATTATTACAATCACTGAAGTTACTGGAACGACGACACTGAATACTGATATTAAAGGATATGTAAGTCGTGATGGCGGAACAACATATACGCAAGGAACTCTTCAATCATTTGGAGCTACTTTACCATCGAATCAAGTTATGATAGGATTTGAGAACTTAGACATCAGTTCTCAACCATCTGGAAGTTCTATGAAGTATAAAATTACCACACACAATCAGGTGTTTGGTTCAAAGTCAACTGCCATTAAAAACGTAAGCCTTTCCTGGTCTTAATGCCATTGTTCAAAAAGCGAGATAAAGAAGTTTTCTTTATTCACATTCCCAGATCTTCTGGGAGACATATTATCAGTTTATTTGAAAAGAATGGTTATGAAATATTTTTCTGGAATTATGATGAAAAAATTGAGGGTATAGAAATTCCTCATCTACATTATCCACATTATAATACCTACCTAAACGTTGAGGATAAAAATCATTTCACCGTTGTCAGAAATCCTTACAGTAAATTTTGTTCGGCTATGAATGTGACACATCATATTCATAAAATACCCGTTGAAGAATATTATAAACTTAGAGATTGTGAGTATCTGACATCGGTGCTTAACAACAGTAGACACAACATTTCATATCACAACAATTGGTATCGTCCACAACATGAATTTGTTTCTGAGAAGACACATGTTTGGAAGTATGAGGATGGTGTTGAATCCAATTTTATAGAATGGTTAAATGATATCTTTGATTTGGATTTGAAAAATAGCGATGATATTGAGTATGAGTTTGAGGATGGAGAGAAACGTGAATATATAATAGGTGACGATAAAGAAATTGAATTTAATATAAGAGAATACTATTCTAAAGATTACGAGATATTTAAATACTAAAATGGCAACATCAAAGTTCAGTTCAGATTTAAATAATTATGGAAGAGAGTTTTTTTATTGGGAACTTCCACGGGAAACTAAAAAAACTCTTACAAATATACAAACTTTGATGCGTGAAGATATTCAATCTATTGCCTATCAATTATTGGTTTCTACTGACTGGTATGTGACACGTAAGGTGGAAAGAAGTATTGACATACCAGAAAATGTTTCTACTTATCGTGCTTCTGTAATATCAACTTGTCAGCAGAGGATGGCAAGAATTGATGCTGCTACTGACACTGAAAACTTTTATAATACTTGTTCTGATTTTTCAGACATTCCATGGCCTCAAGAGATAAATACCTAAAAACTTCAAATGAGCACGATAAAAGTCAACACAATACAGGCAAATACCACATCAACACTGAGCGTTGGTTCTTCAGTTCCTTCATTAGATGTAACTGGGTCTGTAACTGTTGGTGGTAGTGTTATTGGTAATGTGACTGGTGATGTGACTGGTGATGTAACTGGTAACCTGACTGGTAATGTTACTGGTAACCTGACAGGTGATGTTACTGGAAACTTAACAGGTGATGTAACCACTGGTGTTGGTGGTAGTATTACCGTTGGAAATACTATTATTACTTCTACTGCTATTGGTATTGGATCCACAGATACCACAGGACGAAATGCTGGTGTTGGAACTGCTAACGGTACTTTAGTTTTTAATTCTACAACAGGTTCAATTGAAGCTTTCGGACCTATCGGATGGTCTAATGTTGCTACATTGACATTCACTGCTACTGGAGGAACGGAAGATACAACAACAAGACCTGGATATAAAGTTCATACTTTTACTAGTTCGAGTCAAACTCTTGAAGTGACTGCAGGCACTACAGACGTTGAATATCTTGTAGTCGCTGGCGGCGGTGGTGGCGGAAGGAATAATTATCCGGATGCCAGAGGCGCTGGTGGTGCAGGCGCTGGCGGGATGAGAACAGGAACTCTGTCATTATCCCCAGGCACATATCCAATGACTATTGGAGGTGGTGGCAGTGGTGGAACCGATCCAGGATCTGGAACTAATGGAAGCAATTCTGTATTCAGCACGATAACCTCTACTGGTGGTGGTGGAGGTGGAGGTCATGCACCTAACTCAAACCAGGCAGGAAATCCTGGCGGTTCTGGTGGAGGAGGTAGTAATGGTTTGGGTGGTGGAACCGGAACTGTTGGACAAGGAAATGATGGTGGTTCTGGTGGAGGACCACCGTTCAGAGGCGGCGGCGGTGGCGGCGCTGGAGAAACTGGATTTCCTGCTGGAGGCGCTGGTGTTGGAGCAGGTGGAGATGGAAGCACGTCTTCTATCACTGGTATATCAACATATTATGCTGGTGGTGGAGGTGCATCTGGTAACAGTCAATCTGCACTGGGTGGCGCTGGAGGAGGAGGGCAAGGTGCTGGAAATGACGGAACTGCTAACACTGGTGGTGGCGGCGGCGCTTGTGCAAAGGATCATCCTGTTGGAGGCACTGGTGGCTCAGGTGTCATCATCATTGCCTACCCAACTGCATAAGTTGTGCTATAATACATAATAAAAAACACAACTGATATGAATTTTGCAGTGTATTCGAAGGATAACTGTCCTTATTGCTATAAAGTCAAACAAGTATTGGAGTTGACTGGCAGCAACTATGTGGTGTATAATCTTAATGAGCATTTTACCAGAGATGAGTTTTACTCTGAGTTTGGGAAAGGTTCCACATTTCCTCAAGTAGTATGTGATGACAAAAAATTGGGAGGATCCGTTGACACCATCAAATTCCTCAAGGAAAATCAAATCATCAAATCCTGACATAAATAAATCAGAAGTCCACAAAAACCGTGGCGTTGAGTTTTTACTTAATGGAGGTAAAAGAAAGCAGACGCAACCATTCCACATTATTTTCGAAAAGTTGGTTTGCTTTCTGAATCGGGAAGTCACCATCTATTTCGAGTTTTCCTTAAAGTCTAGGAAAAGAATAGTAGTTTCCCGAGGTAAAAGAAATGCTCGCAGTTAGTTTAGTATTCGGTTCCTTTCTAACCGTATTGTTTCTTATAGTGGGACTTGTAATTGGGTGGACTGCTAGAGAATATATGATGAACTATCGGGAAGTACCAAGACCTCACCCCGAAATGTTCGATAACCAGGGAAACCTGATACCAGATGAGGTGATTGCATTTAACTTTGACAACTATCATGACTACGAAATCAACGACGAAGAAGACGACGAGTAAACCAAAAGCACAGGTTGTAAAAGGACCTCAACAAGGTATTCCTTCTCTTCCCAAAAATCCTTTTGTATTTGAAGTTTTAGATGCAGTATCTAAACAAAGAACAAAAGCAAAAAAAGTACAGATTCTTCAAAAGTATGGAGATAACTCTCTCAAGACGATTCTGATTTGGAACTTTGATGAGAGTATTATTTCCATGCTTCCTCCTGGTGAGGTTCCCTATTCTGGGTTTGAAGATCAGGCATCCTCTAATGGAACACTGACTACAAAAATCACCGAAGAAGTTCGTAGAATGCACGAGAATGGTTCGTTCTCTCTTGGTTCTACTGATAAGCAAGGACACACCACCATTCGTAGAGAAGCAAAGAATTTTTATTACTTTGTGAAGGGTGGTAGTGATGGCATGAGCACCGTTCGTCGTGAAACGATGTTCATCAACATTCTTGAGGGACTTCATCCTCTAGAAGCAGAAATTCTTTGCCTTGTGAAGGACAAGAATCTTGGGGAGAAGTATAATATCACTCAGGAAGTTGTTGCCGAAGCCTATCCTGATATCGTCTGGGGGAATCGCTCCTGATGGGAAAGGGTATCAATATTATTCACACAAACTGTGACCCTTCTGCAGCACAAGACTCTTCTCTTCCCAGGGATTCGTATCTTGTAACCTATGGTGATAATTCTGAAGAACGTTTTGATGTAGTTCAAGGACTCCAATCAGACATCTTCGATCACTACTGGGATAAGTATCGTGATGTCAGGGGACTGAAGTGGACTGATGGTAAGGCTAACCCAAAGATGTGGGGATACAAAGCACCCGAATCCAAAAAGCGAAAGTGATTTCCCATATCGTCGGAAAAAAACCCGGCAAAATTTTCAGTCTGTAAGGTTTTTTAAAAATCCTTGACTATATACTATAC